AGAGCCTGCGTCGCTACAACACGACCATCTACTCGACGTTCTTCTTCGATCCTACGCTTACCGAGTCAAAGGACTTCCTGAGTCAGTTCACCGGATGGTTCAGCCACAAGGTCAGCAACTCCTATCCGAAGTACAGCGTCCTCGGCTATGACCTGGCACGCTACTTCATCCGCGCCTACTCGATGTACGGCCGCAACTTCATCAACAGCATGTCGTCCATCCCTTCGGACGGCCTCCAGCTCGACTTCTACCTCCAGCGTAGCGACGAGGCGAACGTGTATACGAATACCCGCTTCTTCTTCGTCCACTACCCCAGCTCAGGTGCTATCACGCGTGAAGCTCATTAGTTCCCTCCGCCACAGCCTCATCTTGATCTGCCTCCTGCTCGCAGTAGCAGGAGCGCATCTTAGTGCGCAGACGACGAAGGAGCCCTTCGCTCAGTCGGTATCCGTCGGGGTGCATGGTGGGATGACTGCCAGTCGATTCACCTTCGTCCCCTCGGTACGTCAGCGTCTGCACACGGGCCCCGTCGTGGGTATCGCCGTGCGCTACGACGTCGAGCGCGGGGCATCCCTGCAGGCAGAGCTGAACTACCGCCGTGGAGGCTGGCAGGAGCGCTATGATGCCCTCGCCACGAGCTACAGCCGTACACTCGACTATCTCGAGCTTCCCCTACTCACGCACCTCTACTTCCGCTCAGGAGATATCCGCATCTTCATCAATGCGGGGCCGTTCTTCGGCTACCAGCTCGGAGAATCAGCTACCAGCTCGGGCGAGGCGAATATGTCCACACTGGACTCCACCCGCCACGGCATGGCCGTGCGCGATCGCTTCTTCTGGGGGCTCGGTGGCGGGCCTGGGATAAGCATCCCCATCGGCAAGCGTCAGCGTGTCGAGCTCGAAGGGCGCTTCGTCTACGGACTGGGCAACCTCTGGAGCTCCAAGCGTGGATCGACCTACGTACAATCGTCGGAGATGTACTTTGGGGCGACGCTGAACTATTTCTTCCGCCTCTGACCTCGCGTCTGCTCACCGAGGGTGCAAGTATAAAATGACTATCTTTGCCCCGCATCTCAGCGCGACAAGAGCTCTGCGCAAGAGGAGATGAGCCCTCGTAGTTCAACGGATAGAACAAGAATTTCCTAAATTTTAGATAGCAGTTCGATTCTGCTCGGGGGTACAATCATATCGAAAGCCCCTCTGTGAATCAGTGATTTACAGAGGGGCTCCTATTTACAGCGGACGCTTTCACGGACGCTTTTATACAGAACTCCAAAGAAGAGGGCGAGGAAGTTTACACCTCCCCGCCCTTGTTAGACGTTGCGAGATTACGCAAATAATCACGTACATCTGTGAGCATAAGCTCGTTCAAATTCAGCACCCCGAAGGGTGGACACGGAGAAGCGTGCACTCATCTACACTGCAAAGGTAGGCAAAGTTTTGATACCACCAAACGCACGCAGACCATTTTCGTGAGGTCACGAAAATGATGCCACGCTAAAGCGTTCATCCTCTCAGTGCTTGGACATTTGCAACGCACGAATACACAGCGACATAGTGAATTTCACCGCCCGCCAATAGCCACATTTTGGGCTATCGTTTGGACAGACCTTGGACAATTACAGACCACGCAGTAGCGGTAGCCACAACCTGCGAGATACCCACGCACCCAAAGCCAGCGCAATAGCCAGCAGGGGCGCAAAGGCTTTGAGTCGCCACACCTGCCACGCTGTGAGCTTCGCTGGCACTTCGACAACCTCGGTGATGCGGATGCTGTCTATACGCCCCGTATTAATTGTGTCCACCCGCCAGCGGTCACGCCAGCGGTACACCTCTTTGACCTTGTAGATGGTATCGCCCGCCTGCTTCTCGGTGAGGTAGATGCTATCGTGGATATACACACTATCCAACCGCCAGCGGTCACGCCACTCTGTGCGGGTGCGCTCTACGGGGACGACCCTAACCTTCGGCGAGCAGGAGGTGAGGAAGTAGCCCAGCAGTGCCACGGCTATAATCACAAGGAGCGTTTCCCACGCGCTCAGTCTATTTGCTTTCATCGTAAATCTGTGTAAAGTCTTTGATAGGTAGCCACAGCTTGCTACCTTTGTAGGAGAGAGTGCTGGGGCTGGAGATTGGCTTTCAGATTTCGTACTCATAAATCCTATCCAGCCCCGCCTCTCTATTCGCCCTGCCGATTGGTGGGGCGCACTTATTTAGGGCTGAGCCTCGACAGCCTCCGCCTCAGCCTTGGCCTTATCCTCGTCCTCGGCTATCCACTGCGCCTCGAGTGCGAGGGCTTCCTCCTCGGGCGTGAGTGCCCAAAGGTCGGCCGCCTGCTGGTCGGGGCAGTATAGGTAGTAGCCTATTCGTCGGTGGCTTCTGTTCACATACGCGAAGCCCTCGGGAGCGATTAACTCTATCATATCCATAGCTATCTAAAATTAAGTGTGAAGCCCTTGGCGGATGCCTTTTGGCCGTACTCTCTCGCCTCTGCTTGGTGCGCCGTCTGCCAAGCACTTGCAAGCGTGATAGATTTGCCCGTCACCTGCTGGAGGTTATCGACTAAGTACTTCACGCTCTCCGTGGAGAGGTTAGCGCACGCGGAGAGGTCGAGGTCTACCTTTAGGCCTTTTATGCGCACCTCCTCGAGTGACGAGCAACTGCCGAACATGGAACCCGTTACTGTCGTTCTGGAGAGATCTATCACGCCCGTTACATCGGCGAGCATAGAGCAACCACTGAACATATACTCAGTTGTCGTCAGATCTCCTCCGGAGAGGTCGAGAGATACACTCTTCAGCGAGTAGCATCCATAAAACATCAGTCTCGCAGTCGTCACTTTCGGCGTGCCACCTATTGTCGCAGTCGTCAGCGATTGGCATCCTTGGAAGATAGAGCTGACGTCTGTTGCTTTTGGTATGCCACCTATCGTAGCCATTCCTAACGCTGAACAGCCCGAAAAGACCGATGAAGCGCTCTGTGCTGACGCGAGGTCTGGCAGTGAGACACTGGTCAGAGCGGAGCAACCATTAGCAAGGAAGGATACGTTAGCTGCATTTTCTATGCCTCGCACCTCTGGCAGCTTTGTCAAGTATGTATTTCGAGCGAAGCAATAGCTGAGATCAGCTGGTCGATAGCTCTCGGAGAGTTGCATCGCTGGGAACAATGTATCTTTCCAGTCAATGAACTGCTGCGACCTGAAGATGATCGGCACGTAGAAACTTAGCGCTCCGATCTTCTCAGCCAGTGCTTCCAGCCCGTCGTCGTCGGAGGTCTGCGCTCCCTTTGCTCGCAGGGCGTTGATTATGTTGCGTCGGTGACTGTCAAGCTCCATGAGCTGATCAGCCGATAGGGTCTGTTCGTTCATCGGTACATCCTTTCCTTTATTTATACGATAGAGGTACTGCGTTGTGGTGGCGTTGATGGCAGCATACTGCGCCTCGGTCATCTTCGGGTTGTCGGTGGTCGTCTCGAGATAGGACTGATAGGCGGACTTCCCATCCTTACCCTTTTGGCTGTCGAGATACGCCTGCTCTGATCCGACAAAGCCCTTTCGTACGGCTATATCGTATATACTTTCCCCAGGCGCTCCGTGCAGGCTGACGAGATAATCTACCTCCGTGCCCTGAAAGCCTTGAAGCTCCTTGGCTCGTTCGTAGTTGGACTTCGGGATGATGTCCTTGGCGAACTGCTCCTCCGTTCCTTGGTAGCCGTGCTTCACAGCTATCTGGTAGTTGTTCAGACCGTCCTTGCCTTTCAGACCCGCCAGCACGTTAGCAGTGACCTTGACGGGCGCCTCGTTACTCCCGTACTTCGTGACTTTGCAAAGAGGCACTACTATCTCGTAGTCGTGGTAGCCATCGTCGTAGGCTTCGTCGGGGATGCGCCCCGTGGCGGTCATCGTATAGATGCCTAAGCCCAGCTGTCGGGAGATGTCTGCCGTCACCTCCACCACCAGCTTGCCGTCTTCAATAGCGTAGGGGATGGTCGCCATACCCATTCCGCTCTCGCTTGACACCATCACGTGCAGTCCTTCCAGCTCCGAGGGGTCAAGAACTTCCCCCGAGGGCTGTTTTACAAGCTCCACGGGGATGCGCTTGTCCGTACCACGTTGCACCAGCTGGAGCGCCTTGCCTTGCTCTCTCTTACTTCCAAATGGTCGCATATATCGTTTGTTGTCGGGGTGGTTGGTTGCAGTGGCAGGCGGTCACCCCTCTACCGCCCGCCCTGCTGTGTTAGTTATTTCAGTTTGGTGAAGTTCTTGCCGTCGCTCGTCGTCATCGCTTCCTGCTTCGGCATTTCGCCGAGCGGAGGGATGGCGACGTGCACCCACACGCTCTGCCCCTTGCGCTCGAAGATCACCTGCTGGTATCCTCCACGCTTGCGGATGAGGTCGAACAGCTCCCGCAGTCGCTCTGGACTCTTCGCTGGTACGATGTCAGCGGCCTGACCAGCGAGATGCTGGCTCTTCTTCACACCACCGACGGCGTGGTTTACGTCCCAACTTCGGAAGCCCGATGTTACCTTGATAGGCTCGCGGAACTCCTCACGTATGCCATCAAGGTAGTCCATCAGTCGCAGGAGGTCTCGCTTCTGCGTGGCGTTGGGCGTGTTGTCTTTACCGAGGCGCACGGCCGTTTGGCTTCGTGTCATCTCCTCGAGTGTGAAATACTTGCTCATAGTCGTTTCGGTATTATTCTTCTCCTTCTTCTCTCTTTACTCGCTCGACAAAGATCTCTCGGATCTCTTCGACGTCCTTGTTTCGTATTGCATTAGCTCCCTTCACGAAGCGTCGCATACTCTTCTCCATGCTCTGCGTGACATTTCTGGGGCTATTCTCCCAAATACTCGTGAACTCCGTATGTATGATAAGTAGCGTAACGAACACAGATACGTATGGGAGCTCGTGCATGTGAACGTATGACCACGCATCAGACATAAGGAAAAGCCCATCGACAAAGCCTGCAAGAGCTACAAAGATGTAGTACATGACAAGTCTGAGGATGAATGAAGCGTAGCCCTTGCTGGACGCTCCGTTCCCGAACTTCTTGGCTAACTTCTTTGGGTCTCCCTCCAGCTTACCCTCGCTTACGATGATGCGAGCCTGCTTTTCGTCGAAGCGTTTATCTCTCATAAGCGCAGATGCAAGATCAAGGAAGCGGGCGATAGTCACACTCGCATAGCAGAAGATCCCGATTACCGCTGCGTGCGTTATCTCCGTCTTGGAGAAGGCGTCAGGGTCGAAGAAGTCGATAATGCTCATAGTCTCTTGGTTTTGGTTGGTTATCGTGTTTTATGTCGAGCAGCTACACTACTTAGCTGCAGAATATCCTTTGCACGGATCTTACCCTCTACCTCCACTCGGATAGAAGCTGCCGAGGTTAGGTGGTTTGCGAGTCGTCCCTGCTGAGCCTTGTTAAGTATCAATTCGCCAGGATTGACTCGAGCGAGGACTCGGTCGCCCGAGCCATCACCGCCTGGCACGATACCACCATTGGCGAACTTCGGTATCTTCTTTGCCGAAGATGAAATGAGGGCCATCAGACCACCCACGGCTACCGCAGCGAGAGCCACACCGACAAACGGAATGCCTGCGTGAGCCTTAGCCGCCTTAGCTGCTGCACCGACCGTGTCCGCAGTGGTCTCGGCCTGCGTAGCCGCGATACGAGCCGTTGTAAGCCCCAACTCCGTGGCGGTAGACGTTGCCTCCGTTGTTGTCACAAGCGTTCTACCTGCAACCTGCTGTGCCGTGAGAGCCTGCTCGGCAGCGGCCGCAACTTGACGAGCCTGCGTAAGCCCCTCTATCATCTTCACAAGAGAGAGGATCGTGTCGATACCCTGCGTCGCAGAGTCGAACACCGCAAAGAAGCGTTCCCACGCAGAGGCCTGCGCATCTGGGTCGAAAGCCTTTTGCAACTCGCTGAATGCACTCTTGAGGTGGCGAGCACTCTGTGCAACGGACTTCAAGCCAGAAAACGACTGATCTTTGACCGCCTCTCGGTACTTCTTCAAGTCGGACTGAATAGTCGCCACCTTGATAGCTTGGTCGAGCGTCTTGGTCTCCTTCTGCGCCTGCTTGAGAGCCTCCGCAACATCCAGACCAGCCTTTTCAGCCTCCTGCAACTGGCGAACGTAGTCCTCCATAAGCTGCTTCTCCTCACCCAGCTTCGTAGCTTCGTCCTTTTTGTAGTCGTAGCTCGTATCTCGTACGCCCTTGACTGGGGTGGCAGCCTTAGCGATAGAGGAGAGGTCGTTTGAGAGCTTTTCGCCCAGTTCCTTTTTGAGGTTCTCCTGCCCCTCGGTGGTCGTGGCTGTCTGATTGGCTCGCTCACGTGTAGATGATATGAGCTTAGCGAGAGCTTCTGCGTACTCATTCTCCTTGAGCCTGCCCTCCTCACGTGCTTTCTCCAGCTTCTTTGCCTCGTCTGCGTAGTTGCGCTGTATGTCTGCGATAGCGGAGACAGCGTCGATCTCGCTCATCTTCGCCTTGACATACTTGTCGTCTACATCAAGCTCTCCGTTCTTTTTGATAAGGGCGTTCAGCTCGGCCTTCGCACGCTCCGCCTTAGCTCTGCGCAGATCATCCTCCGTAGCAAGACCATATTTTACCTGCGCTGTGATCAGTTTTAGTTCCGATGCACTTCTCGCCTTCTCCTCAGTTACCTCCCTTTCTACGAGCAGATGCGTCTGCAGGCTCTGATACTGCTGGTCGTTGAGAGCCTTCTCTCCAAGGAGTGATGCGAGCTTCTCCCGATACTGAGTGGCAACCTTGTCAAGTGCAAGGCGATACTCCTCTTCGGAGATAATGCCTGCTGCACGCTGGTTGTGCAGTTCATTGAGTTCCTTGGCAGCCGCCTCTCTTGTGCGCTGTAGCTCGCTCTTCTTCTTGCTCTTCTTTGAGTCATCGTCGGATGAGCTTGACACGCCACCGCCACCATCGAAGCTTCCTCCGATAGACTTTACCTCGCCATTGGCTTCTTCCTCTATCTTGATGCGCTTGACTTGAAGCTCGTCCAGCTTAGCCTTAGAGTCCGAGGCAACAAGCATATTAAGCCCAGCCTCACGGAGGTCACCCTTTGAGGTGGCGGAAGCAAGATCGTACAAACCCTTTGTCAGCCATTCACCAGTTTTCTCCTTGGCTATTGTATTCAAATAGCTGCTGAAATGGTCGATAGACTTTAGATGATCTCTACCAACTCGGTCATACGTTCTTTTTGAGTATGAAGTTATCTCTGATGGTGTGAGAGAAGCATACTTTGATAGAACATCGCCAAAACCCTCCAGCCTATCAGCGGAGATAGGTTTCCCTCCCTTTTTGAGGTATTCAGAATATATGGCCTGGAGGGGTTTCCTCGACTCTTTGAGGGTTTCGCTATAGAAGTCAATCTGTCTATCGATCTCCTTTAGCTTGAGTATCTTGCTTACGACATCCCTGATTCGGTCGTACTTCCCTGCAATTCGGTCAAGCGAGCCCTCCTGTAAGCCAAGAGACTTCTCTAATTGGTGCTGTACCGTCTTCTGCTCCTCGAGCTTCCCATCTAAGCTCTGATACAGATTAAATAGGCGTAAAATCTGCACCTCCTCATCGCTTCGGGTAGACTTGATTTCCCTCTGCTTGGCGAGGTACTCATTCTGCAGTCCGTTAATCTCCTTCTGTTTACGATACCAGTCCGCAAGAGCGGTCACGATAGCCGTGATGCCTGCGATGATAGCCATTGGAGCAATCGTGGCCATAAGTCCACGGATAGTCGCCAGCGTGGAAGCCCAAGCGAGTTTTACTGTGGTTGTGGCTCTTGCCCATAGTGACACCGTGGTGGATGCCGCCTTGGTTTGCTCTGCGATAATCTCGCTTGCAGGACGGAACGAGAGGTTGCCTGCATTACTGATAGCTCGCTGAGTGTTCAGCACGCCAGCCACCGATGCAGACGACGAGGGGAGGTTGGTAGCTCTCCCTCCGATATTGTAGTGTGCCTTATCCGCAGAGGCCTGCAGAGCGGCAAGACGCTTGATGCGCGCTTCCTCATTCTTCGCGCGGGCTTCTGCGAGGAGTTCGCGTCTGTTGTGGTTAGCCTTGTTCAGTGCGTCACCAGTGGCGGCGAGCGCACGGGCGTTCTGTTCCAGCTTGCCTGCTAATCGCGCTTCTTCTCGCTCTCGCTTCGTGATATTCGCAAGTTGCAGACGTGACTGATCAGCAATGGCTCTGTCATACTCTCGTTGGCTCTTAGAGACTATCGCAGCCTGTTCTCTCTGCAGGTCGCGGATAGCCTTCTGCTCCTCGGAGGTATATCGGTCGGCCTTATTCAGAGCAGAAGTAGCTGCCTTTACATCCTTTGGTGCTGTGGCAGCCTCCAGCGCCCGCTTAGCAGCAGCCACTCGCTCATCCTTGGCTCGCTCTATCTGCTCCTGCTTGGCGATAATCTTGGCGGCCGCCTCGTCGTTAGCACGCTGGAGTGCGAGCTTGGCATTAGCAACTCTCTGTGCTGCCTCCTCTTCGCTTCTCTGCATACCACGGAGTAGAGCCTGATGCTCGTTCAGCAGGGTGCGCTTCTCCGTCTGCGCGTTGGAGAAGTTATCTACCGCCTTTTGGAAGCGCACATCACCAGAGGCCTTGGCTACCTCCAGTCGTCTCTGCTCCTTCTCTGTTATAGAGCCAGCCGACTGCACAGCAGCCTCTGCACGCTGGAGCTGTTGCTGGGCTTCTGCGAGGGCCTTCTGTGCTTCCAGCTTCGCCCGCTTCGCTGACTCCTTGGCAGCCGCCTCGTCAGCTATTGCCTGCGCCTGCGATGCCTTAATAGCTGCGCCCGCTTGATTCCACGTTGTTGAGAACTTCCCCCAAAGACGCGCACCAAGCAAGCCACCTGCCCAAATGTATAGGTTTGAGAGGTGCGTGCGCAGATAGTCCAGTAGATCCTTTACCTTCTCGACAAGAGCCTTGAAGTTGTCGTACACATGCAGGGAGTCCGCAAGGCTGGTGAATGAGTTTTTGAGACGGCCAAGAGAACTCTCGAGGTTGTCGGTACTGGTGTCCCCAGAGAGCTTCGCCAGCTCATCGGAGAACTTACCCATAATCTCGGCACTTCGGAGCTTACCCTCCTTGAGGAGCTTGTCAAGCTGTGACATCGACACGCCTGCGGCGTTCGCCATGGCCTGCATAGCCACGGGCATACGCTCACCAAGCTGGCGACGGAGTTCTTCGCTGGAGATCTTGCCCTTACTCATCATCTGAGTAATGGCCATCATCGTAAGAGCCGCCTCTCCGCCCGAGATACCGAACGAAGCCATAGCCTTACTGATATTGGAGAAGATGCGCTCCTGCTCCGCCATAGCGATGCCAGCGGGGGTTGCGGCAGCCTTGAACTTAGCGAACGCCTCTGTAGTCCCGATGAGGTCTGTACCGTACTTATTCGTAAGCTCTGCGAGGAACTTCAAGCTACGGGCATACTCTCGGGTGTCCGTGCTGATATTGCGCAGTACTACGCGCGCACGGCCTGCCTCTCGAGCCGTATTGACAAGAGAGGAGATAAAGCTACTAATAGAGGTAACGCCTGCGCCCAACGCACCAGCCATTGCAAGGGCTTGGAACTGGATGCCACGGAGCGAAGCCTTGGCGCTCTCGGCTTGCTGCTTGAACTTATCCGCAAGCAGCTCTAATCGGACGGAAAATGAAAGATTATTAGCCATAGGCTGGTAGGCTGAATGTGTGTATTACTTATCTGCGACTACGATTTTCGCATTCTTGAGCTGGTCAAAGATTGCTTGACCTACATCCTCGCTCTCAGTCTCCCACGGGAACGGCAGGAGCTTCTCGGGAGAGCAAACGGAGTCTTGTGCGAGGTGCGGAAGCATCGACATCCAAGTGAATAGACGCTTGTACTCGAGTCCTTCCTGCTTGCGCTTCTGTATGGCGTTCAGAATGGCTGGGATCTCCCACAGCTCCATTCTGTCCATAACGTACCCAGCATCGACACCTCCATCTATGATTAGCATATTGGCGATAGTCGTGAAGTCGGGCCCGTCATCTTCGCCACCACTGGGCTCACCCGAGTCTTCGCCATCCGAGATTGACGCTGTAATAGGCGTAAGCTCCTCAAGAGTGCGCTCCAGTCGCCCATATAGATGCGACGATACCTCTACGCTATCCAAGACAGATACCCACGCATCGAAAGGCATCTTACTACCACCCTCCTCGCACCTCTGCAAGCAGTAGATGAGGAGAGGTATCTGCTCCCCATCTTGGATATTCAGTGTAGAGAAACTCCGCGCGGAGAGCTTCTCGAAAAGAAGTACCGCGCGGAGTGTCAGTGGGAATGGCACGCTGTCCATTAGAGCGTAATCCCTGCGGCGGTAATCGCTTCGGTACTGCCGATTTCCTTATCCGCCTTATCCTTGAGAGGACCAGAGCCGTTGAGCGTACAGCTGAAGGTCTCGTACTCACCGCCCGTGCTGTTCTTGCTAAGGTCGGAGATAGTGACCATCCCCTTGCGGAGAGCCGCACCCTTGGTCACAGTGCGAAGGCCTGCTGCATCCTCCGCAATAGTTACCTCGCAGATCTCGAATGGGATAGCCTTACCCGATGCGGCAAGGTTTTCGAGAGCGTTGTAGGACAGATGCCCTGCGGTGTTCGAAACATACGCTTCGATAGAGGCGGACCAGTCGTTTCGACCACCGAGCTTATCAGGACTCTTGCCCGACATCTTGCTGGAGATTTCGATAGTCTGTGGGGTGAACTTGAAGTCGTCCTTCTTTACGTAGGGGACGAACAGCCCACCGATGAACATACTATACGACTCGCCTCTAACGAGGTCTCTGTTCTTATCGTATTTGGGGTTTGGAGGTGTTTGAGTTGCCATAAGAACTGCTATTTAGTTATTGGTTTTGGTTATGATATTTCGAACGTAAGTGACTGGAAGAACTTACCATCAGAGTGGCCCTCTTCGGACTCGTCGAGCGTGGCACGTGTCTCTCGCCATCCCATCGTCTTCCCGACATCGTCATTGCGCCCTCCATCGAGAACAGCGTCTACCAGCTTCGCAAGCTCAATAGACCTATCGTAATCGTCAGAGAAACAGAGCACGGTTACATACGCTTCGCTGTGCGTGTCGCCCGACTTGTCGCGTTCACGACCATAGGCGCTGCGATATACGATTATGTAGTCGCCAGGGGTGTCCTCGCGAGCTATCACTGGGAAGATTTTATTCCCAACCAGCTCACGCAACTCCTCACACGCAAGGAGCTTGCTACGCACCCACTGGGCGGTGTGCCATTTTCTGTTGTTGTCGAGATAGATACTCATACGTTGGTTAAGACTTTCGTGACCCCTGCAAGGAGTATTCGCTGTGCGCGTGGCGTGCTTCTCTGCTTGGCGTGCGTCCAAAAGAGGGTGGGCAGCACCCTGCCTCTGAACTTCCCGCTTCGAGTGTATCTGTCAGCCGTCCCCTTGTCAATAAGGTGGGCGTGGTTCGCAGCTTGCGACTCCTGCCCCATAGCCGTAGCTCCATTGACATATAGGAAACCGATCGAAACAGACACTCGTCCTCCCCTGCTTCTTCGTGGCATACGCCTGCGAAGCCCTCTGATGAGGTTGCCCCTTGGAACGTGCCCATTCCTATTCGGCTGTTTGTACAGAGGAGGCAGGGTAGTGCGAACATCCTGCTGGTACACCTCCGCAGCACGGAAGAATGGCTCACGCAGACTCTCTGGGCTTGGGGCTTCTTTGAGCCTGCCGATAAAGGCCTCGACCTCGGGGAATCCGTTGAGAGAAACTACATCAGGCATACTCTATTCGTCTACATAGCGAGCTGTGACCTGCACCGTTCTGTCAAGCATAGGCTGGAGCAGTACGATGCGGTAGAGTGCGCCATTGAAGCGAAGCCACCCAGAGGTAGATAGACGCTTATCAGCGCGAACCACGAACACCACAGCCGAGGTATCGACAACCTCACGGGCCTGCAAGCCGTCTTTGTCGTAGGTCGGGCGAAGCGTTCGGAGGTAGGCACGAGAGCGGAAGCTCTCTACCAGATCCTCCTTTACAGCGCCCGACACGCTCTGCGTCTTTACAGCCTTGAGGAACACCAGTCGGTGTGTGAATGCCCCTGCGTTCATCGCTCTAATCGGTATCTACCTATGAGTGAGCCAAGCGAAAAAGCAAGCTCCGTCACGCGACCAACACGATACCCCTCTCGGTCAGCATAGAAGCGTGCGACGAGCATTCGGAGAGCGTGCCGAAGCGCAGGCGGCAAGTCGCCTGAGTCCTGCTCCACCTCGACCAGCGGCCTGCGGAGAAGCCCAGAGAGATAGTCCTCGGCAGTATCAATAAGCTCGATAATGAAGTCGTCATCCTCATCGTGGTCTACGTTCAGATGCTTCTTTGCTTCCTCGAGAGAGATATATGTTGGCATAGCTATTACTTACGCTTCAAGCAGGCGAACGCTTCTGCACGGAGCACCGTGAGAGAGTAGTCACCATTGAGGGTGAAGTCGATGCGGTCTGTGATGCCGTTGTACTGGGCATAGAGGCGATCGCCACTGCCGTGGTGGGCAAGGACAGCGTAGGACAGCACACCGAAGAGAATGGCGTCCTCGGGCATGAACGTAGTAGACACTACTGGGTAGCCGTTCATGTGGCCATTCTCAAGGATCATCTGCGGATTGCCCTTTTCTACGGGAGTAGACTTGAGCAGGCAGTAGGTCTTGGGATGCACGAAGTAAGCGGCACTGCCGTCTACCTTGACATTCTTGCCGAGAACCTCTGCCTCGATGGTTACTACGTCCTTAATGGTGGGAGCAGTCGTGCTGTTCCACGTACCAGTGATAGGTGTTCCGTACGGAGTAGCGAGAATACTCCCGATACCAGTGTTAGGACTAACAGGAGCAGTCTTAGAGAACATAGCCGTGTTGATAGCCGTACCGACAGCCTGCCCAAGGCGCTCGAGCGTGATAGCTCGGAGGTTGAGGTTGGTTGCCGTGATGGCCTGCGAAGTTACGGGCACATACACACCGACACGCTCGGGCTTAGCGGCAATCTTGTCGAGGTTGAGGTTCTGGTCGGTAAGGGCGACATTTTCCCCTGCGATGGTAGCCGTAACGCCTGCAAGCACTGGCCATACTGGCTGACCAACTACACCCGACTGCATTTTGAGACCCACCTTGGTGTGGATAAGCTCTGCCTCGAGTGGCTGTACGACATCTTGGATAACCGTAGGCTGTGCATTCGCTACGTTCGTGGTCATCGTGGCGGCACGCTCCTCGATAGTTACAGCCTGATGCGAGTTCACAGCACGGGTAGCTGCGTCGAGGAAGCGCTTAGCAGCCTCTACCTGTTCGCCAGCCGTGTCAGGCTCAAGAGCCTTGGTGGCGACAGCGTTGAGGCTTCGCTCCTGAATATCCTCGCTAACTCGGACAAGCTCGCGCTCTTCATCTTCGGTCAGCGCACCTGCATGGCGCTTACCCTGCAGCTCCTTGAATCGCACGTGCAATTCGTGCAGCTGTTCTTGTTCCTTTGTCATAGTTAATTGGTTAAATGGTTAAAGGTTGGACTTGGTTATGTCAGCCCAGCGAAGAGCGCGCTCTGCCAATGGCGTACGAGCTACTGGCTCGGGAGCTTCCTCGGGGGTCGTTTCTTCTTGGACTGGTTCGGGAGTAGGCTCTTCGGTTGGCTCGGGTAGTCCTCGCTCCTCATCGAGAGCCTGCTTTGAGCGTTCAGCGGATGCAGTGGTGGCTGGATAGGCGGGGGTGCTTACAACCGAGACATCCCCGATATACGAGAAGTGGTCAATGTGACGAAGCCACGTGCCGTCATCCTTTTTCTCCCAGCGCGTATCGCCCTTATTGACACCGAAAAGGAATGAAGAGGAGCGCAGGTCGCCACGGCGAAGGAGCTCCAGCGTATCGTTCCCCAACTGCGTGTTTGGAGCGTCAAATCGGTAGTGAAGCCCGCTATCCGTGATGGTTAGCTGCAGGCTTCCTTCTCCGTTCGTACTTCTCGCAAGGAGCTTCGTGCGGTCATGCTCGTAGAGAGCAAGTACATCGGAAGAGCGAAGCAATTCCTCTGTCACTGCTCCCTTATGCACAATCTCTCGGAATGCACGCCCCTCAAGGAATTCATACAAGACCTCACTCTCCTCTTCATACACAATGGCGAGACCCTCAATCGTGCGGCTTTCCTCGCTTTGAAGGGATGGCGCAGTCAGCTCACTGGAACTGCTTCTAAGCTCGAGTATTTTATTTTCGCTCATATCTGTATTGGGCTTTATATAACGTAGTTATATGGCTTATTTTGACACCACTTTGCGCTATTCCTCTGCGCTTTTGCCTTCATCCCCAGCTGGGTGCAGCTCATCAATGCTCGGACGAGAGGTAATCGGAGCCACGTTACACGTGATAAATAGCTGGTCACCACCCTCAATAGGCTCTCTATTCTCGAAAATGCGTCCCTCATTGGGAGTCATCACGCCAGCCTCCACGCTACTCTTCACGTACTCCGCACGGGTGCGCAGGTCTGTCGCAAAGAGGCGAGATAGGTCAAAGCGGATGCGCTCGGACGCTCGTCTACCTCTTGGTAGGAGCTTCACTGAGAACTCTTGTTCAATCTGCAGGATAAGTGGCTGGAGCGTCTGGTTGAGGAAGTTGATCTGCGAGTTCTCCGCTTCCTTGTAGTTCGTGCTTTGATCGGCGAACACCATATAGGGGTGCACACCGAAGAAGCGACATATATCCAGCACGGAGTACTTGCGCACCTCAAGTAGCTCTGCATCGGCATTGCTAACAGAAGAGTCTATGAATTGCATAGACCCAGACAAGCGGACAATTCTGCGCCCCTGTGCAATCTCGTTATTCACTCGGTCTACCACTTTGTCTGCCACATCAGAGTCAAGTGCGCCAATCCCCTGCAGTTCATTTCCACCCACGAGGAAACCGCTCTTTTGGTTACCCGATAGCAGTCCATCATTCGTCTGTTTGTCTGCATTGGCGCTAAGTGACATAGAAATCGAAGCGTACGTAATGGTGGAAACGCCAGTATAGCCACCATCGAGACTGTTGTTCTTTAGGTGGATAATCTCGTCCGCAGTGAACACGCCATTGATATTCCACACGTAATCCGAGACGCTGTAGGTATTGCTATGCTTGTCGTAAGACACTGCGCCATCCCCAAGCAGGATAATATCCAGCAGCTCGCCTCGAGTGGAATATCGAGGGTAGATATAAGCATTCCCCGAGAGGAGCAAGCGAGCAACTACATTCTTGAGCAGAACGAAGAAGTTCTGCCTGCTATTCGCCTGTCCAGCAAAGAGGGTATTTAGCTGCGTGTTTCCAGCATACTGGAATATGCTACCAGAGCGCTTTAGGTGTTGTAGCTCGAGCGAGGCGATAGTCCCAGAGAGAATATCAACGCATCGGTACACGCTGGCGATGGTCATTGCTCTATCTGGAGTAGTCACCGAAGCCCCTTTGAACTGGTCTATAGCGTTCTGTATTCTGTCGGAAGCGTCGCACTTATCGCCACCAGCGTAGTACGACCGCTTGAAGAAGCGAGTGAAGAATTGAGAAATGGTCATTTTATACGATAGTTTTGAAGTGGTTGAACAGCCAAAAGCCCATCAAGCAGGTGATAGCTCCGTCAATCTTCTCCGAAGCCACAGCCTTGACTGGCTTGCGGTTTTCGAGTCGGTCCTCGTCTATCACAGCGTTGCCAAAGCAGTATGCCGTGATAGGATTAGGGTCAAACGTGATGCTATCCTGCGACAGAGCCAGCTCAAACGACATCACAGCCGTATTGAACGAGCCATTGGTTTGCGGGATAGCCTCAAGATTACCCTTGCCCACCTGCGGTGTAGCACGCAAGAGGTTCGTAAACTCGAGAGCCTTATAGGGGTCGTAGCCTATTTTCAGTGTAGATAGAGGCTGTCGTAGAATAGTGTCCACGATAAGGGGATAGTCGATGCTGTCGCCCTTGCAGAGCGTCAGATAGCCGTCATCCGCCCACCGCTTGTAAAGCTCTCGGTTTACGTGCGTGGCGAGCATACCCTCGGGGAAGAAGTAATGTGTGATAGCGTGGAAAGGACAGACCTTGGTGCGACCTTCGGGAACTCGACTTGGCGTGTAGACAAGGAATGTAAGCGCACTAAAGTCATCACGGACGGACAAGTCTACAGCGCACATAGCCCGATAGCCACGAAGCGACTCCATAGGCACGTGCATAAACGCCTTTTCAATCGTCTCACGAGGTATCCACATCTCACGCTCGTCACGGGCGAAGATATTGAGGAGCTTGTTGCGGAATGCCTTCATATCCCCTGCCGTGAGCTGGGCTTTCTTGTACTCCGCTTCGTAGTACTCGGGGCGCACCGTTACACCCAAGTGTGGTTGCACTTTGTGCCACGTATTGGGGTCTCCCTCCTCGTCATCTACGTCTGGCTCAAAAATGTGTGCGAAGATGCTATCGTTCTCCACCTCGCCTCGGAGGATAGACTTGTAGGCATCCAACATCTCCGTAAATGGCGTGTCGAGCTTGTCGCTTGCAGTCGTGATTACCACTGTGAGGGGATTCTTTCTCGCACCCATCGAGGAGGTGAGAACACTCTTTAGTGCATCATTGTCCGCCTGCGCATACTCGTCAATAATCACAAGCGAGGCATTGAGACCATCCAAGCGGTCAGCCGCAGACGACAGACAGCGTGCGATAGACATCTTCCCAGGTATACGATTGTACACCTGCTCTCTGTTGATTTTAAAGCGCCTAAGAGCTGGGTCAAGCGCGCGGAGTATCTTGGAGATTACATCGAAACACACTCTTGACTGCTGATAGCTGTTACTGCCCACGTAGCTCTCCGCATTAGCATCTCCATAGAGGAGGTCATACACAGAGAGCGTAGCAATGGAAGTCGTCTTGCTGAACTTACGTGGCACGAATAGGAGAACATCACGGACAAGCCGCCTTTCTCCGTCCTCGTGGTAGAACCAAAAGATATTGGTGAACTGGAAGACCTGCACGGGGGTAAGCGCGAAGAAGACCATACCCTCGGCAGACGGAAGTCGGATATGCTCGTAGAACGTGATGAAGTGCAACACCTTTTCATCACGGAGTACATACCTATCCACCTTGTGTAGAAAGCGCTCAATAGACAGAAGCTCATACACATTATGCAGACTTGGGTGCTTTATGCACTCGCGTATATACTCCGATAGTCGCTTGTCGAGCTTGTTGAAGCGTGGGTATGGTATCTTAGCGCTTCGCAGACGCTCTACGACCCCGCTTTTCAGGGCTGTCGCTTCGCTTTGACTTAGTTGCTTCGTCATATATCTGCTGGAGTATGTAGTTGAGCTTGTCCACCTCGTCTCCGCTCGTGAACTTGGCCGTGCGTACCGTCATCTGAAGCTCGGAAAGCTGTGCGCGGAGTTCCTTGGACGCTTCAATGAATATAGACCACGCTGGATTAGCACGCTTGCGAGAGTCTCCCTCACGGCTGAACTCCTCTACGACTATCCCATCAGACATCAGCACCGCATAAGACTCCCTGCACACTCCCGACATCTGCGCAGTAACCGAGATTAGCGGTTCAAACGCTGGGGAGTACGCACCAAGGGCTTTTAGCCCGTCTCTTAGAAAGCTGGCGGTTTCGTCTTGGGTCATACTTTGCTGTGAAGCCTATATAATACCCTGCAAACAGCGCATTTTGACACCACTTTATCCCCCAAGAGAAGTGCAGACACAGAAGCCCCCACGGGACTTTGAGAACTCGCGCAAAGAAAAGGGAGCGAGGGGTGGTATGCAGGGGGCCTCCCCTCTCCTTAAAATCGCCTCCCCCTCTTCCTCGGAAAGTGATTTTTCGGTCGTCGAAAAAAAATGCGAGGAGGGCGAAAAAATGTGCCTAAAATGTTGGAAAATAGCGTTTTAGATTTGGCGGTTTCGATTTTTTGCCCTATCTTTGTAGTACAAAATGAGAGGGAAACGCCCCTAACATTTTGCAACGGGAACGAACGCAAAAAGCCCCGCGCTCGTTTCACAACGAACAACGGGGCTACCATTTTTCTTAAAATCATTACAAAGGTATGAAAACTATTCAGACCAACCAAACGACGTACGAAACGACGTATGCAGTAGCTGCCAGCTGGAGCGGGTGCACTACTATCCTGTGTAACGAAATAGCCTACCTCGACGAGGAGCTAATGTACTACAATACGATCGGATACGAGTGCGACGAAGAGACCGAGGAATATCCCGAAATCTTCCAATACTACCTAACCAACTGCAGCGATGACCTCGCCGAGTTCTTAAATGAGCACTTTGGCCTCATGTTTGCGTATAGCGAAAAGCTCGGGTTGTGGGTGCTGCTTGTAGATCACTACGGCACATCATGGGACTACGTAACAGTAGATACAGACCTACACGCCGCCGCCGCACCACTCGGAACGAGACGCATCAACTAACCCAAAACGACTACAAAACAATGAAAACAAACAAGACTATCAAGCTATTAGGTAAAGAGCTGACTATATCGTACACCTACGATAGTCGCAGGTTTGGCCTAACCGAAACGATCGAAATAATCGACATAGATCAAAAGGAGCTAACCAGCCTAATAACAAGGGAAGAAGACGTAGAGCAGCTCGCCGAAGAAATGAGCGAGTACACCTATAACGAGGCATACAACGCATGCAAATCTCAGGCAGAAGAAGGAGAAGTGTTGTACGCATATAAAACGCTTAGGATATTTTTCACGATATCAGGGCGACGGGACGACGATTATACAACATCATCTGCAAGATATATGGAGCTGGAGGAGCATAGCAGCAAGCTCAGCTTTACACTCGGCTGGCTGAATACTGACCTAAAAGACGAGGAATACGAAGAATGGGAGGAAATAGCCGACAACATCAGATACAGCGAGATCCTGAAAGCTATCCAGCGGAAAGAGTTCTCGCGACGGATGAGCGAGAGAGAGCTCTTGGAATTTGAGCGCCTCGAAGAAGAGGCACGCGAGAATTACAAGCGCTTGCACCCTGAGGAGTTCGACGAGGAAGAGGAAGACTAATACACACACAAACGCCCCGCCGGCTGTCTTAGCCGGCGGGGCGTTTTTTGCTCGCACTTTTGGCGGGCAGCTACCGACCTATGCAGGTGGGTGGCATTGTCGTAGGGTGAGGTAACGACGCACTAACGACAAAGGCGAGCGCGTGCAACTATGCAGGCGTGCAATCTTTGCCACGTAGCAGCGTGGCAGGCTATCTCCTCCCAGCGGAGGGGGCAGCCACGACGGGAGCGACCAGCACCCGCGCGATCTTTGACGTACTGACGACAAGAAAAAAGGCGACCGCCTGCAACGGGATAGCTATGCCCAAATGCAAGCGAGCGAGCCGAAGAGAGGGAGATACACCCTAATGGGTGGGCTATGCACCTCGAAATAGCGCTCACTCGGATAGATAGGCAGCCGCAAAGGCGCTCAATTCCGCCCGCGCACGCTCCTTAGATGCGCTCAAGCTATTAGAGTGTAGTACCCTATGTGCCTCCATGTGGCAGGCCTTACAAAGCGCTCGGAGGTTGCAGGGATTAAACGCCAGCTTATGCATATCAACGGGGCGGCCCGCAGCACTCTCCACGGGGCGTATATGGTGCACTTCTGTGGCTGGCGTTGTCCTCCCCACCTGCTCGCAGTCTTCGCAAAGAGGGTGCGCAGATAGGTAGGACATACGCAACCGACGCCAGCGCCTTGAGTTCATCAACTTTGCGTACTCCTTAGTCCTGTGCCTCTTCATCTTGGAGGTGGTGGCGGGG